CAGTGATGCTAGAGCAGCCAAGACTGTCAAAGAACAAGAAGAAGACACTCTCTTCTGGGAAACGTTTGACAACTTTAAAGATTTCATTACTGAAAAGACTAACTGTACAGTATTACAACACCCACAGCTCGAAGCTGACGATTTAATTGCCGGCTTCATTCAACGCCATCCTAATGACGATCATGTGATCATCTCGACCGACAGTGACTTTGTCCAATTAATTGCACCAAATGTAAAACAGTACAACGGTGTAATGGAACATACAATTACACACAATGGTATCTATGATAAGAAAGGCAAGCTAGTAATTGACAGTAAAACTAAAGAACCTAAAGCTATTCCAAATCCTCAATGGTTGCTGTTTGAAAAATGCATTCGCGGTGATAGTTCAGACAATGTTTTTTCCGCATACCCAAAGGTTCGCAAGAATAAACTAGAAGAAGCATTTCGAGACAAAGACAATAAGGGGTTCGCGTGGAACAATCTCATGCTTCAACGTTGGGTCGATCACAACGGCGAAGAGCACCGTGTGTTAGAAGACTATGAACGAAATCGACAACTAATCGATTTAACGCGACAACCTAATGACATTCGAAACATAATTAACGAAACTATTGTTGCTGGTATTAAACCTAAAGAAATTACACAAGTTGGTATTAGGCTGCTAAAGTTTGCTCAACTTTATGATTTACAAAAAATCTCAGATCAAGCTTCTAGCTATGCCGATCCATTGAACGCCAAATATCCTGCAGAAGGATACACTTGGCAATTATTAACTGCAAAGGAATCACTATGACAGATATTCATGCCAAACCCGTTGTCGACGGAAAGTTTTGGATCGTCGAAGAAGACGGTGAAAAGATCGGTGTTCTTAAGATCACTGAACAAAAGAAATATATATTGAGTATTAAAGATTCAGTTAAAACTTTCGAAAACAAAAAAAGTTTGTTTAATACCTTCGGTGAGAATTTCTTTACTATACAATCTCACAAACATCAAGAAGAAACAGAACTATCAATACAAGGATATCCGACTAGTTCGGAACCATATAATCCAATCTTTGATGTAAAACGAAAATTGCCATTGTTTACTAAAAGTGATAACTCAAAGAGTATGTATTGTGCAGGATACTATATTATTAAATTTGACAAGGGTTGGGTTAAAAGTTTTTGTCCTAAATTAATAACGCTTGAAAGATACCCTTATCAAGGACCGTTTAAAACAGACCTAGAAATGAAACAGAGGTTAGCTAATGCCAACAGATAATATAAACACTTCTGCAATTCAACTGTTTTTACAACAAGTAAAGGGCGCAGACCTCAGTAATCAACGCGAAATTAGACTAGATATCGCATCAGCTAAAAATCTAGCATATACGCTAGGAATCGTCATGACACGATTAGCAGGAAATTATGAATCTTTATTACAAAAACAACAAGAATCAGACGCTGTTGTAGAAGTTAAAATGGATGGTGGCAACTGGGATAACTAATTTCAAATAAATATATACGCTGAGTTGGAGAAGCGTATATATGAGTAGACCAAAGCCAAAAGTTATATTAGAGCACGTAAACAAGAAAACCTATAAGAGCGATCAGATTTTAGAAGCTGAAGCAATTTGGGCTGTCTTTTATAAAGGACGGCCTTTCAATCTCAAGAGCCAAAATAGTCTAGGTATTTTTAATAGTAGTAAATATAAGAAAGTTAGTTTCTCTAATCCCGGCCATGCACACAATCTAGCCAAAAAATTAAATTCACTGTTTAATACAGGCGATTTTGAAGTATATAAGTTAACCACCGGCGAACCAATAAAATGACTCCACAAGAAGCCTACACTCGCGTTTTTATTTCACAAGCGGGCGAGGCACTAAGCGATGAAAACGTGAAATCCAAAAGTCTGCAATGGTGGATGAATAAAAGAGCTAAACAAGAAGGTGGACTTCGTTTAACAGATCAGGGCCTTGATTTCGTAAAAGATACCCTAAATTTAGCAGTATACGAGGTCCCATTTCCAGCTGATTTGGATTTAAAGCCACAGGTTATCATATATTTGGACAAATTTATTGACTGCCCATTTCATCTTACAGACCGCTCCATTACGGTAACAAAAGAAAAGAAGGCATTTGAGCTGTATCTCTTTTCTGGAGACGTTCAAAAGTACGGACTAACCAAAGCAATCCGTCGTAAAAAAGCCACAAACCAAAACGACTAAAAATCACTTGACAAGATCTACTCCTGATCGTATAATAATGATACTGAGAAACTAATTCCAGCATTAATTTTACTAGGAGCATGTAAATGGCAAAGGCAGAAGTCGTTAATCGTCAAGTTAGTCCAAACGGTGCTAAGGCAGCTATCCGTAAGGCTTTTAAAACCAAGCGTCCCTTGTTTCTGTGGGGTCCACCGGGCATTGGTAAATCGGATATCATTCACCAAATTGGCAATGAGCTGTCTGCTCATGTCATAGACATTCGTTTGAGTTTGTGGGAACCCACCGACATCAAAGGTATTCCATACTTTGACTCAGTTCAAAAGACTATGGTATGGGGTAGCCCAAGCGAACTTCCTACTGAAGAATTCGCAAGTAAATTTCCAAACGTTATTCTTTTCTTAGATGAAATGAACTCAGCGGCACCTAGCGTACAGGCTGCGGCTTATCAGTTGATTCTGAACCGCCGAGTAGGTCAGTACAAACTGCCAGACAATGTTCTTATCGTTGCTGCCGGTAACCGTGAAGCAGACAAAGGTGTTACCTATCGTATGCCTGCTCCGTTGGCTAACCGTTTCGTCCACTTAGAAATGCGTGTAGACTTTGAAGATTGGGCACAGTGGGCCACTGATAACCGTGTACACAAAGACGTTGTGGGTTTCTGCACCTTTAGCAAAAAGGATCTCTACGATTTTGATCCTAAGAGCTCTAGCCGTGCGTTTGCCACTCCTCGTTCTTGGAGTTTTGTTTCCGAACTGCTCGAGGATGATGACACCACCGACGAAGTATTGATGGATCTTGTATCCGGAGCCGTAGGTGAAGGTCTTGCTGTTAAGTTTATGGCGCACCGCAAGATTGCATCTAAACTGCCTAAGCCTGAAGACATCCTCGCAGGTAAGGTTAAGAAGATGGACACTAAGGAAATCTCCGCCATGTATTCTTTAACTGTTAGCCTGTGCTATGAGCTAAAAGATGCTTCGGATAAAAACGACAAGAAGTTTGACGAAAAGGTCAATCACTTCTTCCGCTTTATGATGGATAATTTCGAAACCGAACTAGTTGTTATGGGTACTAAACTTGCACTTACACAATATCAACTGCCGTTGGATCCTGACGAAATTGATTGTTTCGACGAGTTCCACGACAAGTTCGGCAAGTACATTGCGGCGGCACAAGACAAAGGTCGTTAAGCTAAAAAAGAGGAAGGGTGCAGAAATGCACCTTTTTTCTTGACTTTATAGATGTTTGAATGTATAATAGATACATATAGTAACAAAACAGGAGCATTTTATGGCACATAGTTTAGATCCAATCGTTGATAAAATTGTTGTAGCTCGAGTTGGACTCTTGCTTCGTCATCCATTTTTTGGTAATATGGCCACTCGTATGAAATTAATCGATGCTAGCGATTGGTTGCCTACCGCCGCTACTGATTTTCGAAATTTCTATTACAATCGAGAATTCTTTGAAAAGATGACTCCACGTCAAGTTGAATTCGTAGTAGCTCATGAGATCATGCACTGCGTCTATGATCATATGAGCCGTAACGAGGGTCGCGATCGTCAAGTTTGGAATATTGCCGCAGACTATTGTGTAAATGGTCTGTTGAAGCGTGAAAAAATCGGTGATGACCCACCAGTTAAATTCTTCCATGATCGTAAGTATGATGGTTGGAGTGCTGAACAAGTATATGACGAAATATATGCCAAATATGACGACGAAGAGCTTAAAGCATTAGGAGAAATGCTAGATGAGCATTTAGATCCAGACAAAGACGGCGAAGGTAAAGGTCCAAAATATTCTAAAGAAGAATTGAAACAGATTCGTGATGAGATCAAAGAAGCAATGTTGCAGGCCGCACAGGCAGCAGGCGCAGGTAATGTACCGGGCGAGATTGCACGTATGATCAAAGAAATGACTGAGCCTAAGATGAACTGGCGTGAACTGTTGCGTCAGCAAATCCAAAGCACAATTAAAAACGATTTTAGTTGGGCAAGGCCTAGCCGTAAGAGCTGGCACACTGGTGCAATTCTTCCCGGTACTAATTTTGACACTACTATCGATATCTGCATTGCTATCGACATGAGTGGATCTATCGGTGATGATCAGGCTCAGGATTTTATGAGCGAAATCAAAGGCATTATGGAGGAGTTCAAAGACTTCCAAATGAAAGTTTGGTGTTTTGATACTCGTGTATATAACGAACAAGACTTCGATGGTTACTCTGCGGATCAAATCAACGAGTACGAAATTATGGGCGGAGGTGGCACTGACTTCATGTGTAACTGGGAATACATGAAAGAGCACGACATCAACCCTAAAAAGTTTATCATGTTTACAGACGGATATCCTTGGGATTCGTGGGGTGACGAAGATTACTGCGACACTATCTTTATCATCCACGGCAATGATACTATTGTTCCACCTTTTGGTGCTCATGCGTATTACGAAGCTCCAAAATCAAAGAAATGATTTCTGAAGATAAAATCAATCCGCTAAATGTATTGAATAGTAGGGAGGTTGAATATCCGCCTCCCTACTTTCATTATACAATCTTAGATATTAAATATAACCTAATACAATCTATAAAAGATTGGATTCTAGAAAACCTTAAACACAGATTCTATATCGGTGAAACATTAGTATTAGACAACGGTCAATTCGTCGTTAAACTTAAAATTGGATTTGAAGAACCTAAGGAATCAAGTTTTTTTCTTTTAGCTTGCTCACATTTAAAATATTCTAATACCTAATAGGATATATAAAGTTGTCTTTTAAGGAGATTTTAAATGTCTGAACAAACTAATACACAAGAAACACAAACTGCTCAATCTGTCGAGCAATCCGCACCCGCTGAAAATTTTGATCTAACAGTGCAAGACCTAAATGCACTACGCCAGATCATTGATGTTGCAACACAACGCGGAGCATTTAAAGCAGGTGAAATGGTAACCGTAGGTACTGTCTATAATAAACTAAATGGTTTCTTAGAAACTGTTACAAAACAAGGACAACAACAAAATGGCTGATATTAAACATGTCGGTAGAGTAAAATCTACCGGTAGAAAATGTCTAGTGGCATTTCGCACTATCCCCGGCGACCCTTATTCTGCACTAATCGTACCTACTGAGAATTTGCCTCAGGAACAGCACGATGCTCTCATGAATTTAGTAGAATCATCAGCTGCTCAATCTGCATATGAATTCTCAGAGGTGCTGGCAAGATCTAGTTTTCCAGATGGTACTACAATGTTACCTGCACTTCATATGCAACAAAAACTAGTTAAGGTTCCTACTAAAGAAATAGAAATGACTCCTAATACTAGAGCAGTTGTTTCATTAGACGAACTCAATTTATTAATTGCTAATCAGCGCGGGGTTGAACTTAGTGATCTAACAGTTAAGTCTAAAATTCCTCAGACTATAGTAGAAGAGATTGCTACAGTTAAAGATATGACGCCGCCACCGTCGGCAAAGATTGTTGAAGAAGCGATTCCTACAAACGAAAAACCGTTAAGTGACGAAGACCTAGCTCGACAACTCCGATCTGATGCTGATCGTCTTTATAAAGAAGCTTCTAGACTCAGAGCCGAAGCAGAAGAATTATCGCCAACTAAGAAAAAAATTAAAGAAACAACGTGAATAAAAAGCCATTATCGAAAGATGTTATTTCGCAATGGCCAGAAGTTTTGCAAGATGTAGAAGTTAGGGCTGTTCCACTGGAATATCTTAAAACCATGCAGATTATTTTTAGAGAAGGTCGTGTATGGGAAATAAACATAGCAAAACACGTCAGAGAAAATAATGTCGATAATTTAGAACAGCACCTAAATGATCTCCTCGAAGAATACGAGGACGTCATAGAGCACGTCGAATTTCAACTCGACATGAAAAAAATGAAAAAAGATGTTGAAAGAGCATCTAAAGGATTTTTAAAAAGAAGGAAATTATGAAGATTAAGTTAGTTTCATACAGCAAACCCGCTGATGAATTTCTAGATAACGGTATAGAAGATGTACTAGACCTAGTAGCTTATTGTGCCAGAGTATCTAATCCTAGCAATCAATTTAATACAGAAACATCTGAAAAATTAATTAACTATTTGATCAAACATAAGCATTGGAGTCCTTTAGAGATGGCTAGTGTGTGTTTAGAAATTACTACTACTAGAGACATTGCTAGACAGATTTTAAGACATCGAAGTTTTAGCTTCCAAGAATTTAGTCAGCGTTATGCTGATCCTACTAAAGACTTAGATTTTGTACTACGCGAAGCACGATTACAAGATACAAAGAATCGTCAAAATTCTGTTGTAACTGACGATGTTGAGTTGCAAGCATGGTGGGATGCCAAACAAAAGTTTATCATTGAAACTGTTAAATCAACATATGCAGAAGCAATTGAAAAAGGTATTGCTAAAGAACAAGCCCGGGCCATTTTACCCGAAGGTAATACAGTAAGTCGATTATACATGAATGGTACACTGCGTAGTTGGGTTCATTATATTGAGCTGCGTAGAGAAAATGGTACCCAAAAAGAACATATGGACATAGCACGAGCTTGCGCTCAAGTTATACATGAAATCTTTCCTTTATTAAATGTTGATAACGATTAAATACTGAATATGGTGTTCAATCGTTTTTATGGCTAATGAATTATTTCTTACTAAACGTCTCGAGATTCAAAACTACGACTGTTTTTTAAAAGAATTACAGACATACTATTTAAAACATGTCTTTAAGTTTGAAGACATGTTTTCTCATCTAGATGCTAAAGAATTTTTAGATGAATGTCCAGTTGTTAAAAAATGGACAGAAGAAAATAATCTAAAATTAAAAGTAGCAGCAATAATAATTTCAAAACCTGGAAAGATGGTTCTAGATCCGCATGTTGACACTCAACCCAGATCTTTAGCAATTAATTTTCCTGTACAAAATTGTGAAGGATGTTGGACTTCTCTATATAAATTATCAGAAGGCCAAGAGGTTACAAAAACATTACCTAACGGCCGAACTTATATAGCGTTTTCAGAAAACGCCAAGTTTGAAGAAATCGCAAGATTTACACTAGATACTCCAGTTATTTTTAATACCAAAGTTCCACACAAAGTTTGGAATCCGACTAATAATATTAGAGTATCGGCTAGTTTAAGATTTGATCCCGATCCGTGGTGGTTATTATGATACCAGAAATTTTCTTAGAAGGCGTTGTTACACCTCTAAATTTTACAAAAGATCCATTACTGTCAAAAAATGATGTTCTATCAAAGTTTCTAAATAAAAAAGGAAATCAAATACTTCATTTTACAGAAGACATATTAAAGCCAGAAATAAAAAAAATACTTAATGAAAGAGGCTTAAAAATTGAAAAAGTTGACGTATGGAGATGGGACATTAATTTCGAATTTCCTGCGCCTGCACATACCGACGGCGACTATAGAAACAACATGGGAAGA